ATCTGGTGTTCCGGCGCTCAATGTGCTGAATGCAGGTGGTTTGACTGCGTCTAACGTACTGGCCAACAGTTTTGCGCAAGGTTCAGGTACGACAGGTGTGAACGGCTTGATTCAATATGGGCTGTTCGTGAACCAAGCACCAACGCAGTTGCAGGCGTCGCACGGGTACTTGCAGTTTGCGGCACCGGCATCATCGTTGTCGACCAATATCTGGCTGCCAACCAATGTCATGATCGTCAATTTTGATCTGCACATTCTGGTTACGGTTGGCGCTGCGACGTCGCCGACACTATCGATCGGTGCAGCGAACGCAAACAACGGCACAGCGACGCAGTTCGTCAATGTGATCCCGATTCCAACGGGCGCTGTTCAGATTCAGACGCAAGCGGCTGCAGGTTATCAAGTGGCCAATTTCCTGAACAGCGTGCTGAATCCGACCGGTAATCCGATGGCAGCATCGGCGTTGAACACGACTGCGAGCGGCATCACGCAGCCAGTGTTTCAGATGACGGTACAACTTGGTGGTTCGTCGATCCCGGCGACATTTGCCATGTTCATCATCGTGGAGTACGTGTTCTTTGGCGACATCCAGAACTACTAAGATGCGCCGATACGACTCGGGCGGCAAGACAGATTCTTCGGCGTCCAAGCCGAAGTTTCAAAGTCGTGGCTTCGGCAGCCCTGGAGATCCGCGCTACGGGAACACAGCTGCGCTGGATGAGGATGCGCCGATCCGTCGCGCGCCAGCTCCGGCGCCTGCTGCTTCGGCACCCGCGTACCCCGGTGAAACGTTCATCGATCGGATGGTCAGGAAGATGTCCAACGGCGACGATTCGTCGCAGCTTCAAGGAGGACAAGGTATGAAAAAAGGCGGCAAACCCAGTGGGAGCAAGAGACCCGGTGGTGGCGGTTTGGGCGCCCTTGCAGCGCTTCAGGGCGCGATGGCGGGTGCAGGTGGAGCTGGTGGACCAGGAGGCGGCGGGATGCCGCCTCCAGGCATGGGCGGGCCGCCTCCGGGGCCTCCTATGGGCGGACCGCCTCCTGGTGCGGGAGGACCGCCGCCTCCGGGAATGAAGCGAGGTGGTCACGTGAAAAAGATGAATGTAGGTGGTAAGCCGCATGAGGATGAGCCGATGCGGCAGGCCAAGCGCAAAGCCAAAGAACTGACAACCGAGCGCGGTATTGAACCCGAGGAGAAAGCTTCGGCTAAGGGCGAAATGAAGTACGCCCGAGGCGGTCGTGTGGGTGATGAAACGTATAACGCTGCAGGGCATATCGCCGGGCATCGCGGGCACGGCAAGCATGTAATTGGCGGTGAAGGCAAGCTCGATCTGACGCATCTTCACAAGGCGCATAGCGATCATGTGAAGAGTGTCAAGGTGTTCGCTAAAGGCGGCGTGGTGGTGAAAGGCAAAGCGCTGGATAAGCCCGATGGCGGCACTGCCAAGGAAGAAAAAGCTTCGGCTAAAGGCGAGATGCGTTACGCCCGAGGCGGTCACGTCAAGAGCTTTCCTCACGGCACCGAAACGAAAGGCAAGACGCGCGGGAAATACATCTGATGAGCAAAGGCGGCGGCCAGGGCGGTCAGACTGGCGGTTACGGAGGTAAAGGTGGCTACGGCGGTGGTGGCTGGGGTGGCGGACAGTCACCCTGGCAGCAGCCTATGCAGCAAAGCTTCAGTCCGTGGAGCGGGATGCAGCAGCCGATGCAGCAGCCAATGTCGATGCAGCAACCGCTACAGCAACCGTCACCGTGGATGCAGAATCAGACGCAGCAGCCGATGCAGCAGCCGATGCAGCAGCCGATGATGCAACCACAGCAGCAGTTCAATGGATCGCCGTGGGGTGGCCCATCGCCATGGATGCAGAGCCCAATGATGGGCATACGGCCGATGATGGGCGGCATGCAGCAGATGCCAAGCAACACGCCGCAGCAGACATCGAGCACTCCGCAGGGGACTAGCGGTGTCCAAGGGCAGTAGCGGTCAAAAAGCGGGTGCTCCTGCTGGTTCGGTGCAAACGGGCGCGCCTTACGCGCAAGGCCAGCAAATGTACTCGCAACCTTATATGGCTGCAGGAATGAGTTCTGCGGGAGGCACGCCGTCCCCGGCGCCACAGGGGCAGTATCCAGGCCCTTACACGAACCAAGCGTTCAACCCGCAGCAAGGTTACAACCCGTTAGCGATGTTGGCAGGGATGCAGAACTACTACACTCCGATTCCGCAGCAGATGCCGCAATCGCCGTATCAAGCTGGGTATACGTACGGCGGCAATGCACCACCAGCCAATCCAGCACGGGGAACTACGCTGCCTTTGGCGCCGATCCAGCCAAGTCAGTTGCCGTACAGTTCTGCACTGACGACAGCAATAGGATCGGGGTCGGGCGCGGGGCCTGCAGCAGCAAAACCAACTACTGGAACAGCGCTTCCTGGTAAAGGCGCTACCCCCGATCCAGGCGCCGGTACTTAACTCATGGCGACCAGTGGAACAACAGCATTTGACCTTCCACTAACTGATCTCGTAGCTGAAGCCTTCGAGAGAGCAGGAAGTGAATCTCGTAGTGGCTACGATCTTCGTACGGCTCGTCGTAGTCTTAACTTGCTGTTGGTTGATTGGGCGAATCGCGGCGTCAATCTCTGGACGATCAATTTCAACACGCTTGTTCTGACGCCAGGAGTTCCCACTTACGTGCTGCCGGATCCCATGGTGGATTTGATCGAGCACGTGATTCGAACGCCGCAAGGTGCAAATCCTTCCGATCTGACGATCAGTCGGATTTCGATCTCGACTTACGCCACGATCCCAAATAAGACGTCGCCCGGTCGCCCGATTCAGATTCTGGTATCGCGCGGAACAATTTCAGGTACGACGCCTTCTGACAGTGGTGTGACCGTCACGGTGTGGCCGGTACCGGACACTGCGTCGACGTACACGCTGGCGTATTGGTTTCTGCGTCGGATGCAGGACGCAGGACCAACAGGAACGAATTCGCAAGACATTCCGTATCGTTTCCTGGAGCCGATGGCTGCAGGACTGGCGTACATGATTGCGATGAAAATTCCCGAAGGGCTTCCTCGAATACCGATGCTGAAGCAGGCGTATGAGGAGGTGTGGCAGCGCGCGAGTGATGAAGACCGTGAAAAAGCGCCTGTTCGGTTTATACCGCGCATTGGGATGCTCTGATGCCACAACCATTTGCAGCGGGCGAACGTGCATTTGCATTTTGCGACCGCTGCGGTTTTCGCTACCCGTTAGGAGAGTTGCAGTTTGAAGTTGTGAAGTTGAAGCGTACAGGATTGAAAGTGTGTCCCACATGTTTCGATCCTGATCATCCACAGCTGCAGCTCGGAATGTATCCAGTGGAAGACCCTCAAGCGTTGCGTGAACCACGTGTCGACGTGAACCGTAACGTGAGCAACGCCGTAATTTTTCAGCCCGGTAGTTCGCCTTTTCCTGTTGTTGGAGCCACGGTTGGATGTCCTGCAGGTGCAGCTGTGGGCAAAGTAAGAGTCGTCATCGTTTGAAGGAGTTGATCATGGTTGATTGTGCGAAAGAAGAAAAGAAGGAAAAAGAGCCCAAGGGTTTCAAACGTGGTGGTCGTGTGCGGCACCATGCAAGTGGTGGCATCAGTCAGGAGTCGTTGAAGAAACTCGGTCGAGGGCTTGCAAAAGCCGAGATGTACAAAACTGGTCGGGGGCGGTGATGACCAAGGGCAAATCACCTCCGGGTGAGTACATCGAGGATTATAAAGATCAGCCGAAGGATTGTGAAAACGGCAAGGTCAGTGGATATCCGGCGACGGGTGTGAAGACCAGCGGCTGGCCCCGGCGTGGAGTGAACGCACAAACCAAGGCCAAGACAGCGCGCGGACCGAAGTGCTAGATGAATTACACACAACTAACAGCGGCGATTCAGGATTGGAGCGAGACGGCGGAGGCGTCGTTTGTTGCGCATATTCCTGATTTCGTACAGGACGCAGAGAAGCGTATCTATAACGCGGTTCCTACGCTGTCGACGCGCAAGAACGCGTCTGGTGTGTGCACCATTAACTTTCCGTATTTGACAGTGCCGACAGATTGGATTGCGCCGCTGTCGCTGTCGTACATCGATGCAACAGGCAACTACCATTGGTTGGAGAACAAGGAGCCGGATTTCATTCGAGAGGCGTATCCGAATCCGACGACGTACGCACCTCCGTTGCACTACGCGCTGTATGACATCGTGACTATCATTCTTGGTCCAACACCGGACTTTGGTTACTCGATGGAGTTCAACTATTTCGGGTACCCCGTCAGTATTGTGACGGCGGGCAATACGTGGATCGGAGATAACTTTGATCCAGTGCTTTTGTACGGCTCTTTGGTGTATGCCTACACGTTTCAGAAAGGTGAACAGGAGCTGATTACGACGTACGAAAAACTGTTTCAGGACGCGTTAGCGGAACTGAAAGTGCTGGCGGAAGGCAAGCAAACGCGCGATTCGTTTAGAAGCGGGCGTACCCGCGTGCAGGTGCCTTGATGGCTATCGTGCAAGCGTTTTGCAATTCATGCAAGGCAGAGATTCTGGAGGGAATTCATAACTTCTCGAATCCAGGCGGCCACACATTTAAGGTAGCTCTTTACACAGCTTCGGCGAACCTCGATGCGACAACAACAGCGTACAGCGCGACGAATGAAGTTTCGAGTACGAACTATACGGCAGGCGGTGCGACGCTTGCATCGGTTACTCCTGCTCTGGTCAGTGGAGTGGCTGTTATTACCTTTACCAATGTCACGTGGACTTCGGTTACGTTTTCAGCCCTTGGCGCAGTCATCTACAACACCTCCGCCGCCAATCGTGCGATCTGTGTTTTGAATTTCGGCACGGTGCAGACAGCAGCGAGCCAGAATTTCACGATTCAGTGGCCGACAGCGGATAACGTGAACGGCATTTTGAGGATCGCGTAGATGCCGGTCAGTGGTTCCATCAGTCAGGTGTATACGATTACGTCGTTTCGAGTTGATCTTGTGGCGATGTCGTTGGTCATAACGATGTCGAGAACAGTTGGCGGCGTAGTGGCGGCACCAGTAGAGTTCAATGCAGATCCCGTTGACGTACAGGGATTCCTTAACAGCGATCCGGATGGGTCCACCACGCGTTTGCTTGATTGGACGAACGCGATCTACAACTACGCCATCACAAAAGGATGGATAACAGGGACGCTCTCATGAAACTGGATCTTTCGCCTTTGACAGTCGACACCATTGGTGTAGCTCTGCAGCTTCAAATGCAAGCAACAGCATCGGCTTTGAATGAAGTACAGGCTGCTGCGAAAGCTTGGAATGCTGTGGAAAACGCTGCACAACCGAACGGTGTTAAGCAACCTGTCGAGTAGAAGCGGTGTCGACCACCTGGGCGTCGGTAGCTGACACGCAAACACCTGGATGGGCGTCTGTAACAGGGTCTAGTTCGCCTGCATGGAGTGCAGTATCAACTATGAGCACGCCTGGATGGGGCGCTGTTGCGACGTCGAGCGTACCAGGATGGGCTTCTGTAGCTGATACAGGCAGTCCAGGTTGGGCTCCTGTGGTCGATCAATGAGGTAAAAAATGCCGACTACTTACAGCCCACTTCTTCGTCTTGCGCTACCTGCTACTGGCGAAGACACCGGTACGTGGGGCACCATTGTAAACAGCAACATTACGGCGATGGAAGAAGCGGCTATCGCTGGAATGGGCGCGGTTGTGATGGGGTCGGACGCCAACTACACGTTGACGACAAACAACGGTGTGGCAGATGACGCGCGCAATGCAATTTTGAAAATTACGTCTTCGGTGTCGTTGACGGCAACGCGCAATATCGTGATGCCTAATTTGACGAAGATGTACGTGGTGTGGAACTCGACAACAGGTGGTCAATCTCTGACATTTACTTCGGGGGCTGGCACTACTGTTACGGTACCAAACGGATTGACGTCGGTGATTTTCAATGACGGCGCAACTAATACTTACTCTGCGCCAACAAGTTTTTCTACTCTGACGGTAACTGGAGCCCTGTCTGCATTGACAGGTGTAATAACTGGCGTTGCCTCGACTTTCAACATGCTCCAGGTTGGGTCGGGCAGCACAACTCTTAACGGCGTCATCATAGGTAACCAAACCTCAGGACAGAGCGCCATCTGGTCGACAGCGGTCACGCCGTCCACTACCAATTGGGGGGTGAGGTTTGGATCTGCCGTAACACGTATCGGCGGCACGACCGGTGCGGCCATGACTGTCAACGGCGGCACTGACATTGTTGCCGTCACTGCTGCTGGCATGGCCGTCACCGGACCCTCAACGCTCACCGCATCGAGCGGTGTCGCTCTCACGGTCACCGGCCCATTTGGTTCGAATATAACGAATTGGGCGTCGACTGGAGGCACCACGGCTGGCGCTGCCCACGTTGGATTCGATACCAACGGCAATACGTTCTTCACAACAGACACCGCTAGCACGTCGCTGACGCTTGGCTCTTTTTCCGCCACCACGACTTGCAATATCACCACTGCCGGTTCACAGCGTATCAATGTGGCCGCCAGCGGCGCGGTTGTTATCAACGCCCCGACCGCTGCCGTTGCGTTCACTGTCACTGGCGTTTCCGGATCTGACATTACAGACTTCGGTGCCAACTACAACGGCATCGCCAATGTAGGCATTGCCAACAGCAGCACAGGCGCGTCATCTGAAGCTCGCCTTTCATTCAATACCGGCACTGCTAACTCCAGCATGCTGTTGCGGCAGATCGACTCTGCCGGATCGCCCAGCTCTCAGATTTACATGGCGGCGGCTGTCAACTTCTTCAGCATCTTGATGAACAACGGCACGGCCGCCTTTCAGATCACGAAGAACGGCGATGTCAGTTTCAATCCAACCGTCACTGCTCTTGCCACAAGCGCTACGCACGGCTTCACCTATCTGCCGATTTGTGCCGGTATACCGACTGGGGTGCCTGCGACGACGTGGGCGGGCTCGATTCCATTTGTGTATGACAGCACCGATGGATCGTTGAACGCTTATTTCACGCCAAGTGCGGGTACTGCTGGGTGGATGTCTGCTTGCGGTGTAATGCCGCAGAACTCGCAGGCCGGTAACTACACATTCAAGATTAGCGACATCGGCGGTTCAACCGACAGTGCCAACACGGGTGCTGCCACGTTCACGATCCCGGCCAACGCAACCACGGCGTTCCCGATCGGCGCGGTGTTGCATGGTGGTAATTTCGGAACTACGGCTCTATCGATTGCCATCACAACAGATACATTGACGCTTGCTGGAACGTCAACGACTGGCACGCGTACAGTGGGAGTGAACGGAGCGTATACGCTCCGGAAATACGCTGCTACTAAGTGGTTTATCACCGGGCCAGGGGTGTCTTGATGTCTGGCATTACGGGGGTCGTGCAGTTGTACCCTTCTCTCTATATCACTACTCAGCCATCAGCGGTTTCGGGCTCTGGTGCGCTTGGATCGCCATCGGGTACGGGTACGACAAGTTCGACGTCGGTAACTGTGGGCGGCGGAACTGGTGTCTATACATATTCGTGGAGCATCACTAACACGGTTGGCACGGGCACGTTGACGGCTGCATCTTCTCAATCGACAGCGGTTCAATCAACTGTGAATGCCGCTAGTACGAATAGCGGTACGATTAAATGTACGGTATCGGACGGCGTGTCAAGCGTCGTTTCCAACTCTGTTGCGTGGAGTGAGCAGAACACATCCGTTCTCAGAACTTCTATTCCGTTGACTATCAGCGCATCAACCAATACACCGTACAACATCTTCTCCAACAAGGGAGGTACATACGCTGCCGGTACATCGGACATCACGCTAACGGTTAACAGCGGCGTAATTCAGGGCAGCAACACGACAGCAACCGCCGCCATAGACACTGGTACCGGATGGACTGCTGGTGACACCATTACTGTGGTGGCCACCGGCACCGTAGAGGGAATGGGCGGCGCTGGTGGCAATGGTGGCGGCGCATCGACGAACGGAAATTCTGGCAGCGCTGGCGGTCACGCCATCAACATGCAATTTGCAATGACTCTGTCTGGTGCGGGCACTGTTGGCAGCGGCGGAGGCGGTGGTGGCGGCGGAGGCGGTGACACCTTGTGCGGTGGGGGCGGCGGGGGCGTAGGCGCAGGTGGATCTGGCGGTTCAGCAGGCACTGGTGCTTCCAGCACTCACTCGGGTTCTAACGGCATAGCACAGACCAGTCAATCTTCATCTGGCACCAACGGTGGACTGGGCGGTGCTAACGGCGGCACAAGCCACATTGGCTCTGGCGGCGCTGCGGGTGTTGCTGGTGGAAGTGCTGCTGGCTCCAGTACGAATATTGCGGCTGGCGGAGGCGGTGGTGGCGGCGGACTTGGGGCTGCTGGAGGCGGAGGCGGCGCGTCCTTCAACACCGGTAATACGGGTGGTAGCAACGGGGCTGCTGGCAACGCCGTCAATAAGAACGGCAACACACTCACCAACAGTTTCTCCGGTACGACATACGGGGCTATAGCGTGATTGCAGCTATTTTAAAATGGTTGGCTGGAGCGCGCTGGCGTGCCAGTGTGCTGCATTTGTTGGAGATGTGGGTGGTGGCGTTGCCGACGTGGGCTACTACGCAGAGTCGTCCAGCAGCGGCTAGTGCCGTCATTGCATGGTATTGGTCTCGAAAGATGACGGAGATGCGCGCTTTGGCAAGTCCTGGTGATCTACTTAAAGCGTGGAACGTGGGTTGGTTTCCGTGGTTGTGGCCATGGCCGATGCAACTAGATTTTTACGTGCCCGCCTTGGCGGCGCTGATACTGGGGTTGGTGTGATCGTAGGAGTAGAGATCATAGCTACGGTGTACATTTTCTGGATGCTGTACATCGTGTACGCGGGTGCGTACAGCGCGTGGGACAAGTTGACGATACCTGTGCGCTGCGCGTTGTTGCCGATGCTGGCGCCGTTTGCGCTTATCGATGTCACGGTCAATCTGACGTTAGGCAGCGTGGTGTTCCTGGCGCCGCCCCCACCGTTTTTGCACTGGGAGGCGTTTCGACAGCCGTACTATTGGTCGCTGACCCATCGATTGACGATTTACAAGAACAACATCAGCCCCGGTGGATGGCGGCGAATGTTGGCTACGTGGATCTGCATGAAGGTGCTGGATCCTTTCCAACATGGACACTGTATGTAAGCGCTATGAACATCCTTGAGCAGTTGGAGCGGGACGAAGGTAAGCGCTACGATCTGTACGACGACGCTACGAGCGTGTCGATCAAAGCAGGTAGCGTGGTGAAAGGCAATCCGACGATCGGCGTGGGGCGTGATTTGGCTGCTAACCCACTGTCAGAAGGCGCCGTGCAGTATCTCCTGCAGGAGGACGTGCACATTATTCAGGAAGCACTGAGCCAGTTTGCGTGGTTTACAGCGCTGGACATGATACGACAGGGAGCTGTGATCAACGTCGCGTTCAATGACGGTATACACGGACTGTTGCACTATCCGCACATGATTGCTGCTCTGGCACGTAGCGATTGGCCTATTGCCGCACAGGAGTGCACCAGCAGCGACCCACGATTGACGGCGCGCTATGCGCGGTTGGCACAGCAAATTCTTACTGGGGAATGGCGATGACATCTCCACAGTGGCTGCAAACGATCGCCAAGATCGCTCCGACCATTGCAGCTGCTGCCAGCGGACCGTTTGGTGGGATCGTAGGTCCGCTTGTTTCGAAAGCGCTCGGGCTCGTTGTTCATACCGACGACCCTTCCCAGCCTGCGCTGAACCCAATAGATGCGCTTCAGCAAGCAGTGACCAACGGCACGCTGACGCCTGAGCAGATCATCGCGCTGAGACAGGCGGACATGGATTTTCAGAAGTATCTTTCGGATAACAAGTTGAAGATCGAGCAGTTGGTTGTGGAAGACGTTCAAAGTGCGCGAGGACGTGAAATAGCGGTACGCGATACAACGCCGCGTAATCTGGCTTACGCGATGATCGGTGGATTTTTTACCGTGGTTGCTGCGCTTCTTGTTGGGCTCACTGTTTTTCCAGAGAGGACAGCTCTGTTTACTGGAGCGACGTGGGCGTTGATCGGTGCGTTGATAAATCAGTTGTACAACGAAGCGCGTAGTGCTACGAGCTACTATTTTGGCACGACGGCTGGTAACGAGGACTCGACGTCCAATACTGTGGTTTCGCAGCTGAGCAAAGCAACTAAGGGAGGGTGACATGGCAGTCGGCGATGTAAAGATCATCTCGCATGAAAAAAAGATACTGACGTGGGCTGGTGCTGCCAGTATTTCAGCTCCGGCCAACAGCGATCCGATCGCCAAGACGTCGCCCATCATGACGTATCAGGTGATCGCTACGGCGGTCAGTGGCACCGTGTCTGTGACAGCGCAGTGGCAGGTGACCAATGACGATACAACAGGAACGCCTGCTAACTGGCTGAGCTATGGAGCTGCGGTGTCGATTGCTGCAGGAACCAGTCCTGCTACGACGGGGTTTCCGCTGGTTAATGCTGACACGCTTGCGATGGCGCCCTGGCGCTACGTGCGTTTGAGTGTGTCGGCATTGTCCGCCAGCGGCAGTGGTCCAACTCTGTACGCCATTGTAGGGTTCTGAAATGCCGTATCAGGAGCTTGGTTTCCAGCCCGGTGTGGATCTGGAGAACACGTCCCTGACGAATAAGGGGCGCTGGGTTGCATCCAACTGGGTGCGCTTTCGTTCTGGCAAGCCAGAGAAGGTCGGTGGGTGGACGTCGTACCTCATCGGTACGTACGTAGGCATTTGTCGATTTCTCTTTAACTGGATCACGTTGGCAAACCAGAACTTCCTGGCGGTAGGGACCAATGAGAAGATATATATCGAGTACGGTCAAGGACTGTACGACATCACGCCGATTCGACAGACTTTCAATGTATCGAACAACTTCAATTTCACCATCAGCAGCGCTGTTGTAAAAATCGCTATTACAGCGCACGGTTCACAGCTTGGTGATTGGGTGGACATCAGCGGAATGACCGGTGGTCCTTATGCAGGGATCACGGTTGCGCAGTTAAATACTGGATTCAAAACTATCGCCAATCCTGCAACGGGGCTTCTTGACGCAAACAACGTGTTCATCACGGTGTCCAGCAACGCGACATCTACTGTGGCAAATACGGGCGGTACTAACGGTGTCACGGCTTTCGAGGTAAGCATTCAGCTTCCGATCGAACTGTCGCTGTCTGGTTGGGGCTCGCAAACTTGGGGTCAGAGCGCTTGGGGACAAGGCATTTCCAGTCAAGGTACAGGTGATATAGGACATTGGCGTGGCGATGCATTCGGCCAGGATCTGTTCTTCAATCAGAACAGGGGCGGCATCTATTACTGGCCTGCGACGTATTTCAATACATCGTCTCGGGCAATCGCGCTGTCGGCTTACAGCTCGGATCCAAACGTTCCTACGTCGGGCATTCAGGCGCTGGTGACGGACTATCGGCATGCAGTGGTATTTGGTACGCAGCCATTGGGATCCGCTACGCTCGATCAAATGTATATCCGTTGGTCGGATCAGGAGAACATCAGCGGCCCATCGTCCTGGACGGCGCTGATCACAAACCAAGCAGGTGGTTATCGGTTGACGGACGGCTCCGAGATCATGACGGCGCGCAAGACGCGGCAGGAGATCTTGATCTGGACCAACAGCGCGCTGTATTCGATGCAGTTTACGGGAGTGCCGTACACCTACGGTTTTTTTAAGGTCGGCAGCACGATCTCGTTGATGTCGCATTTCGCCATGGCTACGGTTGGCGGCGCTACGACGTTTTGGATGGGCATTGACAAGTTCTATGTGTACAACGGTACTGTAGCGCCGTTGCCGTGTGCACTGCGCAAGTACGTTTTCACCAACATAAATTTGACGCAGACGCAACAAGTGTTTGCTTTTTCCAACGAACGCTTTAATGAAGTGTGGTGGGGCTACGTGTCGATCAGCAATTTGAACGGCGATTTCACGCCTGATTCGTATGTGAAGTACAACTACCTGGATAACGTGTGGGACTACGGTACGTTTTCACGCACCATGTGGTTGGACACACCGCTTCGAAACAATCCAGTGGCGGCAGGCAAGCAGACGCTGTTCTATCAGGAATACGGTGTCGATGATTTGACGATTCCTGCAAGTCCTGTGGCGATCAACGCGTTCATTGAATCTGCTGACATCGACATCATGCAAGGTGACAAGTTCGCTTTCATCAAGCGTATTGCCCCGGATGTGTCGTTTCTTGGTTCGACCGTAAGCAATCCGCAATGCAATCTGACACTTTCTGTACGTCGCTATCCTGGTGCGCCCTACGACGCATCCAGTGTCAATGAACTGAATGGTCACAACAATGCGGTTGCGGTGGCGTTGACTTCAACCAATTTCCCTATCTCGACCACCGCTGTGGTCGAGCAGTACACGCAGGCACTCGATACACGCTTGCGCGGACGCTTCTTGAAACTGCGAGTTGACAGCAACACGTTGGGGTCTCAGTGGCAGCTCGGCACGCCGCTGGCCGTCATTCAACCGGATGGGAAACGGTAAATGGGTTTTCCAGTCGCTCCTCCCCGCCTGCCTGATCCGCCGCAGCAAATCACGCAGGAGTACATGCGGGAGTTCAAACGCGTTCTGGACGCGTACTTTTTTTCAGTGTTCAACTCTTACACTTTGAATGTTACGAGCGTTAACTTCGTAAATTTACCAGGATCTGGTTATGGCATTGGTCCTGGTGGCGTTTGGAACAACAACGGCGTGCTGTCCATCGTTACCACACCCCCTTATCACTATCCTTCCGGCGCGCAAGGCACCACCGCTGTAGGGAAAGTAACCGTCGTCATTGTGTGAGGCTGTTATGAGCATACTTGACTCACTACTCCCGATTGTTGGCGGCATTGCAGGTGGCATGTTCGGTATGCCGTGGTTGGGTGCAGCAGTGAGCGGCGGTCTTACGGCGTTGCGAACACACAGCATCGGTCAGGGGCTGCTCTCAGGTGTTGCATCGTGGGGGCTTGGCTCGCTGGTGGGTGGTGCGGGAGGTAGTACTCCAACTTCAGCTCCTGCAGGAACATCTTCTAATGTGCTCGGCAGCGCGGGTAGCGATGCTGTGACAGGCGCCGTATCTCCAATGGGCGAAGCACCGACAGCAGCAAGCTTGCAGGCAACTGGTGCGGTACAACCAACGGGTGGTGGTATCAGTTCTGTTATGGGTGCTGAATCAAGCAACCCATCCGCTTCCGGTTTTTTGCAGAGCGCGCAGAATAACGCGAACAATTTCAGCTGGGACCAAGCGCAGAAAAATCTCACCAGCGGCGATTGGTGGAGTCAGCACGGTAAAATTCCTGGTATTGCTGCTGGTGCCGGTCTTTATGGCTTGAATGCGATGCAGGAACAGCAGGCGCTGGCTGATCAGGCCAACGCATTGAACGCATCGAGTGCGAACAAACTAAAACAGCAACACGATCAGTATCTGGCTGCTGCTAACCAAGCGTATGCGGTGAATCCGTACAACTCGTTCTACCAGCCCGGCTCACCTTACATGGTTGCAACCGGTGGTCTCATCGGTGATGCGGGGTTGTACAACTTGCGTCGGCACATGCTGCCTGAGATGGTACGTCCACCGCATGCTGGTACGCGCATGAGCAGCGTGTACGAAGGCAGCCACGGATTCTCCACAGGCGAGCTGGTGGGCGACAACGGGCGCTGGGAACCGCAGGAAGCGCACGGCATCGAGGGCCTTCTGAAAGGCTCTGGTGATGGCATGTCCGATCATATCCAGGCACATATCGAGGGGCATACTCCGGCGCGGTTGTCGAACGACGAATTTGTAATCCCAGCCGACGTCGTTTCACATCTAGGTAACGGCAGCACGTCGGCAGGTGCCAAGCATCTGTACGGAATGATGGAGCGTGTGCGCAAGGCGCGCACAGGTAACCCCAAGCAAGGTCGACCGATTGACGTGGAAGAGCACCTGCCTGCATGAACATCACCATGGTCCCATCGGGGCACATCGTGAACGTTTTGGATTCGGTAATTCCACACCTTCACAGACTGGCGCCGAGAACGAATGGACGCAGCACAGTAGACGACATCCTTCAGGGGATTCTGTCCGGAGCCAACGTGCTCTGGTTGGCTTTCGAGGAAACGGAAGACAACCACATCTACGGGGTCGTCATCACGAACTTGATGAACTACCCGCGCATCCGCTCGTTGAACATCTTTTACTGTGCTGGACACAAGCTGCGGTTGTGGCAGGACATGATGATGGACGTGCTTAAACGCTACGCCAAAGACAACAACTGTACAAAGATCGAGCTGACGGGCCGACGTGGCTGGCTGCGTGCGTTGAAGTCGTGGAATGTGACGGAAGAGTACGTGGTTTGCGAGATTGAACTGGGAGAGCAGCAATGAGCAAGGGCGGTGGCGGGCAAGCACCAACCAGCAGTACGGTAACCCAGACCAATTTACCTGACTATGCTGCTCCCTATTTCCAACAGCTGATGGGCCAGGGGCTTGCACAGAGCGCGGTCCCGTATCAGCAGTACCAAGGGCAGCAGGTTGCCAACACGAGCCCATTCCAGCAGGCAGCGCAAGGGGCTCTAGCCAACATGCAAGCGGTGCCGCAGGCGGCAAACACCTCCGGGCAGATCGACACCAACATCGCCAATCAAGCAGCGGGATGGAACCCGCAGTTCAGCGTCAACCAGATCAATCCACAGCAGGTAAGTGCTAATCAGGTGAACTTGCAGGGATACAACCCATTCACAGGCGTGAATCCGAACCAGACGTCTGTACAGAACTGGACATCGCCAGGCACCGCTGCGCAGTACATGTCGCCGTATACGCAGAATGTGATGCAGACGCAGCAAGCGCTGATGGCCCAGCAGCAAGCGCAGAACCTGAATCAAATCAATACCGGCGCGGCTCAGGCCGGGGCTTATGGTGGAGACCGGCAGGCGGTTGCGGACCAGCTCTCTCAGAGCCAGTACGCCCAGAATCTTGCCGCTATGCAAGCCGGTGCGCTGCAAAACGCATACGGGCAAGGGCAAAACACGTTCCTGCAGTCGCAAGGCCAGGGTCTGCAGTCACAGATGGCCAACCAGCAGGCGGGGCTGCAAGGCCAGCTCGCCAATCAGCAGGCGTACAACACAGCGGCCCAGTACGGCGCCGGGCTCGGCGCGCAGGGTCAGCTGGCCAACCAGCAGTACGGTTTGCAGGGCCAGCTCGCCAACCAGAGCACGAATCTGCAGGGCCAGAGCCTGAACAACCAGTACGGTCTCCAGGGACAGGGGCTGGCAGCGCAGTACGGTCTCGCAGGGATGCAAACAGGGCTGCAGTCCGCTAACCAGCTCGGCCAGCTCGCGCCGTCGCAACAGCAGATGGGGCTGAACTGGATTAACGCCATGAATCAGGTGGGCGGCACGCAGCAGCAACAGCAGCAGAACCTTCTGAATCAGGCGTACAACAACTACGGTCTCGGCCAGAATTGGGGCTGGCAGCAGCTCGGCAACATGGGCAACCTGCTGCACGGTGTGCCGGTGACGCCCAGCTACACGCAAACGAACCTTACCGCTGCGCCGTCGACCACTGGCATGCTGTCCGGTCTCGGGACACTGGCGACTGGGCTCGCTTCGGGTTCGCCTAGCGATCGGCGCTTGAAGAAGGCGATCCGCAAGGTGCGTGAGGTGGTGCCGGGAGTTCACCTCTACGTTTTCCAGTATCGGTGGGAGAAAGTGGATCGATTGGGCTACATGTCCGACGAGATCCGTCAGGTATTCCCCGAGGCGGTTGTGCCAGGGCCGATGGGCTACGACGCGGTGCGCTACGACATGCTGCCGCCTGTAGGAGTGTGACATGTCACTATCTCTGTCCCCGAACTCTCCGCCGCCAGTCCCGGTTGGGCCAGGGCAGGCCATGGCGATGGTCAAGCAGCTCCAGGACCAGCAGCTTATCCAGCTCGTGCAGGACAGGACCAACCCGTCGTTGCAGATGGCCGCGATGGGCGAGCTGCAGTCCAGGCACCAAATGCGCTCGGCGTCCCAGGCGCAGGGAGCCCAGCAACAACAGCAGCAACAGGCTGCCCAGACCGCTCAGCAAGCGCAGCAGGGCACTCAGCGTGTGCTGGCCCAGCAGCAGGCGGACAAGCTCGGGGGCGGCATAGGGCAGCTTCCGGCGCCCAATATGGCTCAGATGGCGGGCGGCGGCATCGTGGCGTTCGATGATGGAGGCTCTACCGCTACGCCCCAAGGTGCGTGGTCGCAGGCCGATTACTCGACGTACATGCCGACTACGCCGGACACGGTGCAGAGCCCGTGGGCGGTGCTTAAAGACTGGTTCAGCTCAGCAGGACAGACACCGTTGACCGTGCATCCAGGGATGAGCAAGGCAGGCCCTATCCGGCCAGGGCAGGCGAGCGGGCCGCCGCCCAACCCTCCAGGCTGGGACAACCCGGCAAACTGGACAGGCGGCGGTACGCGATTCAATCCGCAGGCGGCGCAAACGGCACCGGGAGAAGTTCTCGATGCAGCGGGCAACCGGCTGAGCGATCGGCCTGCCGCGTTCAGAGCAGCGATGGCTGCCCAGCACACTGCGCCTGCATCGTCACCTACGCCTGCAGCTTCGCCTGACCAGGGGCCGCAGCAGCCGGACGACATGGCCGGGTTCGCTGCCTGGATGCGTCCGCTATCGGACCATTTCGGTACGCCCGACCCGGCAACCGACACGCTGGCCAAGAAGATGGCTGCGTTAGAGGCGAACAAGCGAGCGAATCAAGGACTGTCGTTGCTACACGCGGGCGCTGCAATGCTGCAGAACACGTCGCCATTCGCAGCCGTAGCACTGGGTAAGGGCGTCGACGCCTATGCTACTAGCAAGGAGGCAGGGCAGGCGGCAGAGCAAGCGGGTCTCGCGCAGATCGCTGGGCAGCAGGGCGAGCAGTACAAAACACAGATGGCGTACGCAGGCACGACGGACGCGGCCAAAGCGCATATCTACGGTCTTAACTACATGCAGTACATGACAAAGGGACTGCAGTTTGATCAGAATGCGCAACAAGCACGTGCAAATGTGTTCACTAAAGCATTTGAAGAGATTACAAGCAAGGATATGACGTTGCAAACACCAGCGACAACACCTGAGCTGGTCATGCAAAGAAATCTTGCGTGGAAAAACGCAGCTGAACAAGCAGCTGGTATCGCTAATAGATGGCTTGAACAAGCTGGATACGCACATCGCGGTTCGCTGGGCGGTGCTGGAGGGCCGACATCGCAAGGCAGTTTCCAGCACGGTACGGGTGCGCCGCCGCAGGCGCCGATTAATCCAGGAGCAGGTCCACCGCAGATGGGTCAGTAAATGCCGAACTGGCTTGACGATCCGCAAAACGCGGCGCGCTTTCAGCAGCGGGCGCAGGACTACGGGCTGCCACCGGATTTTGCAACGCGCATTTTGCAGACAGAGAGTGGCGGCAATCCGGCCGCTGTTTCGCCCGCTGGTGCGCAAGGATTGATGCAGCTTATGCCCGCTACCGCGCGAGCATACGGCGTACAGGATGCAACTAACCCGGATCAGAATTTCGAGGGTGGGCTGCACGCGCTGAGCGATTGGTATCGGCGCTCGGGCGGTAATGAAGCCGCAGCCGCAGCAGGCTACAACGGCGGTACAGCGGCGTTCAAAGCTGCACAAGCTGGTCATTATGACCAGATGCCGAAGGAAACACAGAACTACGTGCAGAGAACTGCATACGAGCTACCACAAGCGCAGCAAGCTCCACAGCGGGCTTCACAACAAGAACAAGGTGCGGGGGCGTATTTCCAAATGCCCAGCGGCAAGTATTACCAGTACAGCCCGCAACAGATGGGGCCTGCAGAAGCCGAGTACGTGGCGATGTTGCAGTATCCAAAAGAGTTCCAGCCTCCGCAACCGCCTCCCGAGCTGTCGACATTCGGTGCGTTGAAGAAAGGCGTCGTGGGTCTTGCCGAGTCCACCATGACCGGCGTCGAGTCGATATGGAGCCCGGAGAAGGCCGCGCAGGACACGCTGGACAATGCGAAAGAACTGGACGAGAAATACGGTGTCGATGCGAGCTGGGGAGAGATTGGCAATATCTATCGGCAAAAAGGGTTGATGGCGGCAACGGCGTTCGGTGTACAGAAAGGCATTCTGCATCCCATAGCCGAGAACACACCCATGCTCGCCGCAGCCATGGCTGGCGCAGCAGCAGGCAGCGCGATTCCAGGCTTGGGCACGGCCATTGGCGGCGCCATCGGTGCTGGCTTGGTTTTAGCGCCGTCCATGCTTAGCGGCAACATCGCAGCGCAAGCAGCAAAACAACAGCAGGAGAATCCCGATCAGCCGTTAAACATCGCCATGGGTCCGGCACTGGCTGCGACCGTAGCTCAGTCCGTGGTGAACGTCGGCGCATTGAGATTCATGGGCGCCAAATTCCTCGCACCGTTTTTGAAGTTGGGTGAGCAGGAAGGCGCGCAGGTAGCTGAAGCAGCGTTGTTGAAAGAAGCCAACGCAGCGGTCAACAAGACAACTTTGGCAGCGATGGGCCAAGGTGCAGCAATCATGCCAGCCGACATGGTGATGCAGACAGTGTTGAACCGCTGGCAAGCCGGTCAGGAACTGCTAAGCCCTGACGCCATGAGCGAGTACGGTCAGACAGCGGCGGGCGCCCTGGCGGTCGGCGCTGTGTTCGGTGGCTTGATGCATTTCGGTACGCAAGAGCACGCGCAAGCGTATCTGGACGCGTACGACGAGCGTCAGAAGCAGCAAGCGTGGGAGCATCAGCAACAACAGCAACAACAGGAGCTGGCCAAGCTTGGACCAGTGACACCTGAGGAAGAGATGCAGCAGCGTGCTGCGATAGCGGCGCGGCAGGCAACCGACGTACCGGGTAGAGATATTGCGCAGGCACGTCAAGAACTTCAACAAGCTCAGATGTACCCACGGGGGCCGCAATCGCCGTGGTCTCCCGAGATCAGCGCGCAGATGGCTCCAGAACGAGCACGCAAGCCCTGGTTGTCCACGCCGGAGCTGGACAACGCGCAGACACCTGCGGTAACTACGGACATGGCGCGCAACGCGCTGACGTATCCGGGATACATGGACACGTTGTCAGCTAAGCAGCAGCAGGCGGTGCAGGCGGTTCACCGCATGTGGGACGCGCAGGCTGTAGAGGCGCAGCAGAAAGCCGTGGCGGCCGAGTATGCGGAGCGCACCGCGTTGCTGCGTCAACAGCAGATAGGCCCCGAGGCGACGCCCGAGCCCGGCACCGAGGCGCTGCTGGGCCGTGATGAAGCGCTCGACCAAGCGCATCAACAGCTGCACGCACAGCGTGTGGAGAGCTTACAGCCTGCCGAGGGCCTGACGGATTTTCAACGCCGAGGCATCATCAACGTAGCGAAGGAACGCCAGGAGGATCTGTACTCGCAGATCTCAGGTTTGGCCGACAAGATGGCGGAGCTGCGGCAGTTGTCCACAGCGGAGAATGCCACGCCCGAGGATGGCGAAAACTACATGAACGCCCGCTTGCAAGCGGATCAGCTGAAGCAGGACTATCTGCACATGATGGAGCGGGAAGCGGTCGAGCGCCGGGCTCACATGGGCCTGGACCCGTTGAGCCCGGACGACGCCAATTTCTATCGTGAGCGTGCGTCGAAGTTGTTGGACGGCGTGATCGAAGCAGGCGGGCCACCGCCCTCGGCGCCGCGTGTGCGTACAGCGATCGAGAGCGAAGATCTTCCCAGGCAGCTGAACACGATACGGCAGGATGCCATCGCGCCGACCGATGAGGAGCGCGCCAAATGGGAGCAGGTGCAAGCGCATGAGGACGAGGCGGCGAAGCCGCAGATGCCAGCTCCTGCACAAGGCACGCTGTTCGAGGAGCCGCAAGGACCCGTACAGCGCGATGCACGACTGCAGGCGCAGCGCGAGATGGAGAGCTTGCTGCAGGCTCCGGAGCCTCAGAAGCAAGTGCCGGTCAAGGTAAAGGGACTGCAGGAACTGAAAGGCGCGGTTCAACAAGCCAAAGCCCAGCAACCCAAAGTGCCATTTACCGCGCGCTCGGTGATGCGCGACACCGCTGATTTCCTGGCGCAGGAGCGCGGGTCACCGGAGCTGATCAGTGCCGCGCACGCCCTGGCAACCGACGTCCGGGAAGGACGCGGCTACACGCCCGAGGCGGTAGGAGCGCTACGGAGCCAGCTTGCCACCGAGCGCCGAGCGCAGGGCACCGCAGGCTATCAGCCCGAGCTGCGCGGGTTTGGGAAGAAGTCGCTGGAGTTTCCCACAGCCCGCGCTTTCCAAGGCTGGCTGCAAAGCGGCGTAGCGCGCAAGCTGCGCGAGAACTTCAAGAACGCCCAGAACGAAACCAGGGCCGTGACGGAGCAGATCCGTACGCTGGCGCAGGACACGCTGGTGGGCGCCCAAGGGCAGATGATGCCCAAGGGTGAGGTGACCACGGCGTTCACCAAGCTGCCTGAACAGAAAGACCGTCTTGCTGATACGAAACGAGCTATCAATGCGCTGGGCAAACGTATCGACGCGCTCGGGGCTACCTCCAAAACCGCGCTGAATCATCTGGACACGTTGTATCGGAATGCATTGAAAAAATCACGTGAATACGCGCTAAGTTTTGGTATAGAAGGGCAGACAAAAGAGCAGCGAGATGCAGAGGCGCGCACCATTTCTGAACTGCCTCCTGGTGAAATAGCGTATTCAGAACAGAAGATCGCTAAGCTGCATGATTTGACGCAAACGCAGGCTGAGAACCTGACGCGGATGCTGGTCGACCATCACATGCTGCTGACACAGTTGGACACGGTTTCAGCGGATCTGGCGAAGACCCGTACCGTCACTGAAGCGTATCGGCCGGAGGCCGAGCGCATCGAGGCGATGAAGAAAGTGCTGCTGCAGCGGATGGACGACATCCAGGCAGCACGAGAGAACGTGCAGGAAGAATTACCAGGGGTTCAGATCACGAAGGGATTGAAGCCGCTGGAGACGGCGGTGAAAGAAGGAACGCAGGAGCGCATGGCGCGGTGGGGGAAACCAGCGCAGCCAGTGAAGGCAACTGAGGAAGGCCCCTTCACAGCTCGACAACGCGAGCTGATGGAGAAGACTGGAGCGCCGGGAGAGAAAGTAACGGTGCCGCAAACCCAGGCGGAGAAGGCTGCGACCGCCAAGATGTTGGTGCAGGGCGACGTTAAACGACGTAACCCGTTCGCCAAAGGACCCGCCGAGCGGGCTGCCGAGAAACGTCAGTTCGGTGATGTTAAAACTGGACTTAAAGGGATGTACGGTGAAGCTACTTCACCCGGTGAAGTTACCGTCACCAAGGGCCAAAAATGGATCGCGGCAGAACGTCGCGCTACACCTCGTGAGCCAACCGAGAAAACAGAACGCCGCGCCACACCACGCACTTGGACCAAGGAATCGGCGACACGTCTGCTCCCAGTGGTAGATCAAAAAATCAAGGAAGCAGAGCAAGGGCTAAACGCGGCAAATGCTAAAGAAGAAGCGCATAGAGAAGCACTGAGAACCCATAAGACGATGGCGCCGTTGGAGGTTGACAGTACAGGATGGGAAGATCAGTTAGCACGGCTGCGTACGTGGCGTACAGAGCTGACGGACAAACTGCAGACGATGCCAGAGGATTTGAAATCGCAGGTGAAAGCTGCTGTCGACGCCGGAGCGAAACGCAACAAGAAGCGGGGTCTGACGCGCCAGAGTGATGCGACGCCACCTGCACCTGTGTCCTACGACGACGCTGCCAGCTTTGTGAAGCGGGCGCAGGCATCGTTGGGCGACAGCGCCACCATCTACCACGGTGCCGATGGGAAAGCTGCACCACCCGAGCTGGCCAATGAGATGGCCGAGGAAGGCGTCAATCCGCAGGATGTGAAAGGCTGGATCAGCGCGGATGGCAAGCGAGTATGGCTGAACAACTCACAGCACGCAACCATCCTCGATGTGGAGCGCACGCTTGCACATGAGCTGATTGGCCATCGTAAGGCGATCCCCCTCATTGAATCTGTATGGAAGGACCACGGAGGCTTCCACGGTTTTGCCCTCGCGCTGGACCATGGCGGCGATGGTGGTGGCGGACTGAACGCACTGCTTAAAGATCTTGGAATCTATGAGGATGCGAAAGGACAGCCCATCTATCGGGACGCCGATGTCGACACAAAAGCCAAAGAGGCTATCGCAGCAATGGAAGAGCGCAGGCCCGGACAAGGCATAACGGACAGAATAGCCGGTGCTTGGAAGGAGATCGTCGGCGCTGTTCGGCAATGGCTGCGTGATCATGGCTGGCTTTCTTTCGACAAGGCCAATGATTATGACATATACAATCTTTTACGCCAAGCACGTAATGCGGACCACCTGCGCGAAGCGCCGGTAGGAGAGTACGGGCTGGCGAGCCGGGCACGGCAGTACGAAGGCCCGCGCATGGCCAACACGCGGGTAGCGCGTATCGCGTTTGGGGATACGAAATCCCAGTTGCAGAATTTCAAGGACAAACTGGGCAGCATGTTCGGTCTTGCGGGTCGAATCAAAAGCATCGATCAGTTCGCTGGTTGGCGTGCAGCAACAGCGCCGTTGGCTAAGGAAGGCACAACAGCACAGGCGCGTGACCTACCGATCCAGCTGTATCACGACCAGACCATGGCAGCGCGTAACGGCATGCTGGCGGGCGTTGCGCTTACACACGGCGTGCTCAGCGTTCAGCGCAAGAATGTGAACGGCGTGATGCAGCGACACTACGAAGCTAAAGGAGTGACCGCGCGAGCTTGGGAAGACACGCTGAAAGCGGCGAACCGTGATCCGCAAGCTTTCAATCTGTACATGATCGGCAAGCGCGCTGATCGGCTTGGCTGGGATACGCTGCCGGAGGGACTGCGCGATTCGCAAACGGAAGGCGATTGGAAGAAGCTGATGGCTGATGGAGACGCTGATCAGGCGTTTCAGAAAGCACGAGGACAGCTCGGGGAGTACAACAAGAATCTGCTGAAACTTTTGCTGGATACGGGCTATATCAGTCCACAGATGCTCGGGCACAAGCCGGGCTTGGAATGGCAGCTCCATCCAGAAGACTACGTGCCGTTCTATCGAAAGGACCCCAACGGCGACTACACGATCCATTACGGTGCGTTGCAAGGGCCGATCAGGATCGGCAACATGAACGATCTGCCTGATCTGAAACAGCTTCTGGGTGGCAAGCAGCATCTTACGGATTTGATGACCGGCACGCTGATGAACACGACGATGATGTATCGCCTTGGGCTTGGCAACCAAGCGATGCGTACAGCGGTCGAAGCGCTGGAAGCGATGGGCATCGGCCAGGAGGTGAAGGAAGGCGTCAAAGGTACCGACATTCTGCACTACCGCACCTGGGACCCAGATACCGGCGCGCAGCTCAACAAGTCGTACAAGATCGGCAATCCCGGCGCCGCTTACGACGTAGGCGACATCCCTGGCGAGATTCTGGTGAAGTCACTGGAAGGACTGCCAACGACGCTGCCGTGGGCTGTACGAGCGCTGCAGACACCTGCGAACTGGATGCGCCATATGACGCTGGGCAGCCCGTTCTACATGATGCGCCAGCTGTTCAAGGAGCCTGCGGCGGCGTTTCTTGGTGCTGGCGCCGATCCCAGCATCATGCTGAAGGTGTGGCCGAGCTTCGCAAAAACCGTTGCGCATCTGTGGGGGCTTAGCAAGGAGACGAACCCGCTGAGCGAGCGCGCCACCCGTTTCGGGCTTGCCAGCGCGCAAACACTGATGGGCGACAAAGCCACCATCGCGCGCAAGCTCATGGAGCGCGATCCGAACATTTTCAAACGCGCCTGGGCGTACATGGAGGAAGCCGGTGTCGCTGCTGACGCCGCCGTGCGTAGCATCTACCTCGATCAGATGCTGCAGAAAGGTTTCAGCGAGCGCGACGCTATTCTGGCCACCGCCAAGAACACGGTGGACTTCTTCCAACGCGGTATGAGCCCAGGACTGGCTGCGCTACGGCAGATGGTGCCATTCTTCGGTTCTCAGCTTGCGTCGCTGGACACCATGTACAAAGCGTATCGAGGACAGCTTCCGTTCAGTGAGCAGCTGCAGCTTCGGCAAAAAATAATCCAGCGCGGTTTGTTGCTGGCAGCAGGCACCATTGCGTACACGCTGCTGAGCAAGGATGAGGAGCACTACAAGAACGCTCCGGACGATGAGAAATACGGCAACTGGCTGATGCCGCTATCTAGCGTGAGGAAAGAGGACGGCACGCCCGTCATTTTGCGGCTTCCGATCCCGTACGAATACGGCTATCTGTTCAAGATTTTACCCGAGATGATGTTTAACTACGCGGGTGGTGACGCCAACAACGCGGAGATGGTGAACACGCTGAAGCAAACGATAATGAGTAGTTTGCCCGGCATCGTGCCACAAGGTATCAAGCCATTCCTTGAGGCAGGCACTAACTACAACTTCTTTACAGGACGTCCTATTGTCTCGGAAGAGCAGCAGAAACTGCCGCAAGGGCAGCGCTATACGACGTCTACTTCACATGCGGCGCGGGCGCTGGGTTTTGAGCTGGCTAACATACAAGGCACTCATTACGGTGTGTCACCATTGTGGATCGACCACTTCGTGAGCAGTTTCGCAGGACCGTTAGGGGTGTTTGCTGCGTACATGGCAGGGCCGGTGCTGGGAGAAGCGCGGGGCATGACGTTCGAGGAGCGCCCAACACGCAATCTGTGGGAGGAGCCGCTTGCGGGCAGCTCATTCCAGCCTCAGTTTAGTTCGCGTTATCTGGACAGGTTCGAGGGAGAGCTGGCGAAAGCCACATCGTACAAAGCTGCATACGACAAAATGATTGCGGAGCGCCGTTTTGACGACGCTCAAAGATTCATGCAAAACCCCGAGATGACGCAAGAGTATGGGCTGGCCCATGTGGGCGCAGGGATGCAAGCGCAACTGGCAAGCATTCGTAAAATGCGAAACAGCATCTATTTCGATCCAGGTATAGCTCCTGACGAAAAGCAGCGTCAGATCAATCAGTTGAAGGAGACGGAGATTCAGATGTCGAAATCATTTGGACCGGCCTTCCCCGCATTGCGATAGGCACCACCATAACGCCGAGCACGTCATCTTTGATCACGTGTTTGTAGCGCCATCTACCTGACAGTACTTTTCGCAGTTCGAGTTCGGTTTTCTCCGGCACCAGGGACGGAATGAAATAGCCCCAACCATGGGGGATCTCACGAACGTCACGGCTGGCTTGGAGCCCCGAGCGGGTCATCCGGATAAAGCTCACGGAAACGCTCCTCTGACATGCTGACGCTAACGACCTTGACAGGGGGTGAGAGCGGGATGCGGGTGTTGGCGAACATCGATTTCATGGTTTCCCGTACTTGGAAACCGAGAACGCTTAAATGTCTTTGGAACTCTGCGCTGCTGTAGTTTATTTTGCTGCAGAAGCCAGCCAGTTCTTTACGATCGATGAATACGTCGGTAGTGCCTTTCTGGAAACCTACTTCGATGCGTGCTTTGATGTCACCTCGTGCGAGGCTTTGATCTGTGACGTCGTTCAGTCCTAGATTGATGCGTGTTGTGTCGTTCTCTTTCTTCAGTACTAGCAGTTTGCCATAGTTCTGCTGGATGAAGCTGCTAAGGTAAGCTTTCGCGTCCATGTCGTTTTTCTTGATGGTACGTCTGGACGTCTTAACCAACTTGATTACGAACCTCGCAATCTCCGTCATGGGCAGGTTAACGACGCCTGCGTGCAATGAGTCGGCCAAAATACCGCCTGTCATCATGGCGGACAGCCCAGCGAGCCAGAAGCGTTCGTCGCTTTTGAAATCCGCTTCTTTCTGTAGCTTTGCCTTGACAGCCTTAAAAATATCCTTAGCGACGCGTGTGTTCCTGACCAGCCAGCGTATGTACTGCGCGCCAGCGGTTCCGTAGTTCATGTTCAGCTGAGCCCAGACAGCAGCTTCTGAGTTGTCCAGTTCCAGTTTTTCGTGCATGCCGATTTCCAGCAAGCGCATGAACTCGCCCTCTGTCTTATAGGCGCGGGCTGTTAGTGCGTCGATGATGCTGGTGTTGGACGACATCAGCGCAAGCGTCTCCCAGGTGGTGATGTTCTTGCGTTCGGTAATGGTGCTGCCTTCGAGTCGTTCCTTGCCTTTGCCTTGCGTGATGTCCATCAGCAAACGATTGATCCAGTTCTGGTCATTTCCCCGGATGTCGCGCATGCGGCTGGTTACCTCGTCCATCACCCATGGCAGGCTATGCAGCATGCCCATGCGGTACTGCGCGGCGACGTCCGATGTGCCGACAGACACACCGTAGTGCTGTGGATGGCCGTAGACGCTGCTGGCCAGCTCCAAACTGACTGATTTGCCGGTACCTGAGTCGTGTGACTGCAGGTGCAGCACGAGCCCGTTAAGGCCGTTTCCGACGATGCTCATGAGCGGCGCGCCGAAAGAGACAAGAAGCCCGAGCAGGATGTCCGGACGGTTCTTTCCAACGATCATCTGGATCACGTTTTGCCAAGCGCTGAGGTTACCTTTGGGGCTTGTGATGTTGTGCAGGTTCAATAGCTTTGGATCGGTTGGAACGTTCAAGATGCTACCGTCAGGACCGTACTTGCGGTTGTTCAAAACGAAACTGCCGTCTTTTTGCCAGCCATAGGTGTCCGGTACATTCTGCAACGGCCGTGTGTAGGTGAAATCGCGCGCTGCGCTACGTACATAAGCGTACAGCGCGTTTTCAGCGTCGCCAGGGCCTGCGGGAAGAACACCGTTGTACGCGAGCGCTTTCAGCGTTTCCGCTTTGCTCATCAGCGTACTGGTAGGGATCAGGAATTCCTTGCGCCCCCCTGGCATGTCCGCGAACATAAGCGCAGAGCCTCCGCTGTCATCTTGATCCCGTATTGTTGCGACAGCAAGAGTAAAAGGGATGATTGGGACCACTCTCGATGAGGACTGTCCACCCACGAGTTCGGTAACAGTACGAAACACTCCACCTTCAGAGCCAACACTGAAACCGTGGGGGAGGGAACCAACCTCGTGTGCCAAGTCAGGTTCGATGGAAATATTCTCACTGGTGACCGACTCTCTTCTTTCTGGGACATACGCGCTACCGTTCAGAACTGTACCGTACATCAACGGAGTGTTGGTTTGCCCTTTACGAATACAGCCTGTGCAGTGTCCAGGATTTAATCGCTCGATCGTGGTACACGTGTACGGTCCTTTGATCTCTTCCCATTTACGTAGTCGACGCTCTTCCGAGTATGGGTGCAGCGCTGAAATCTGTTTGGCATACTCCTCGCCGTCATAGCAGCTTTTAGCCAGCGACAGCATGCTGCGCCACAACGGCTCGACGCCATCGTCTTGCGCGTGTTCCAGAAAGTATTTCAGCTGCATGCACCCAGCGTCTTTCACGGATGCTTTGAGGATTTTCAGAAAGCTGGTCTTGGTGTTCTCGACCAGCATCTGTGCGCTGGGGCGCAGCTTAGTGGGAGGCGCGCCCTGCAAGGTCAGTGCTGTGCCGGGAAGCAGAGCTGCACTGGGGGTTTGTGGCCCCGTACCTAGCAGGGCGCAGAAAGCTTCGAAGTCGACAGGAGGCGGCGTTACAGCACCGAGTATGCGTACGCCTTTTGGATCTTGCGGGTTTTTGTAGTTGTGGGTTCCTGGTACACGTAGAACCCGAGCTGCGTCTTCTATGATGCTGTAGTCGACGCTGAATCTGTGTTTGATACAGAGTGCTTTGAGTCGAGCAGCTGCTTCAAGCCAGCGAACGGTTGGTACGTCGCTTGTGAAGGGCCAGTAAACATGAATTCCATAGCCCGAAGAAACCACCAATGGTAGCGGTAGTCCTGTTTCGGTAACGAACGTGGCAAGGGCCACAGTAGCGTCAGAACGTCCGGAATACTCCTTCCCTCGTCCGACGTCAACATCGAGAAAGCAGGATCTGAGTAATCGGGCATTAGCTGCAGTTCGATTTTCATCTGGTCCAAAACTTGCGAGCGCGTAGTAGGCATTGACACCAATGGCATCGGATTGTGCAGAGGCGGTTAGCAGCGAATCAAGTCTGTAGTGGAAAGTTTGACGCGGGCCTTTTTTACCGATCCCCACCGCAACGTATTGTCCTTGCGATGGAAGAACCACCTGAAGAAACTCCAGGGGAGTCATGGCACCCTTGTTTAACGAGTGCGAGCTTCAAGCCGTTTTAACAGCTCCAGTTGGATGCCTGACCAGGGATCACCACGCAGCTCGTCCTCAAGCATCTGCGTGTATGCAATCCGTACCAGTTCAGCCGTTGTTAGTGAGGGTGCGTACACATAAGACTCTGGCTGAACTGGTACGAAATCGGGCATTTTATTTCCCTTCCATCCGTTCGATGAAACGCGACACCCGATCCTGGTAGGCGCGAGAGACTTTTGCGCCGCCGAGCCAGTTGTAAATCGTAACGCGCGAGCATCCCACCTTGCCTGCGACATCATCGATGGTGAACTCCTGTGCTTTCATGATCCGGCGCAGTTTAGGACCTACGCGCATCACGCGCCGTACACCGTTGGTGGCCATATCAATCCTCGTCGTCGGTGCCAGCCCACGCCGACACCAGTTGTTCCAGAGCAGCTTTCGGTCCAACCGGAGGCGCCCCATTGGGCTTCTCGCGCTTTGTGGGCGCTGCCGCTACAGGTTCCTCTTCCGGCTTCTTGCTGGGCTCCTTGGCTGCTTTCGGCGCCCTGCCGGGCAGCACGGGCTTGTCGACCGGCGCCGCTTCGCCGCTTGCAGTGTCCACTTGGAACACCTGCATCACGACAGCTTGCTGCGCGTCGTCCGACTGCGCCTGCTCGCCCACGGTCTGGTATTCAGAGTCCGTAAGCCAGCGGGTGGCCGAGAAGAACAGTTTTGGAGTTGCAGAGTCCGTGTCGAACTTCAGACGAGTGACGACCATGTCTGGATTGATTTTTTGTGCCGCAAGGAAGCGAGCATACGCCTGCAGAGGCCGGTTTTCAGCCTCCCCCTTACCAAAGATCGACTGCGCCGGGAGCTGGAGCTGCATCACTTGCCCTGCGATGTCGTTAGCGAGCACTACGGCCAGCCGCTGGCTGAACCGGCAAGCGCGAGAGTCGCCCTGGCCCGAACCTTTGACATTTTGGGGACAGTCTGCGCAGACCGCAGCCTGTTTTTCCTTGACAGATTCGTCCGGGTTCAGGCCGTCTGCCGACCAGCAGTCCGGGGCCTTGTTCTCGCCTTCCACGTACGTTCCAGCGTAGTAGATTCGGCTGATTTTGGGCGCGGCGGCGCAGATCACCACGTCCAGGTGCCGATCGTCGATCTTGGAGATCTCCTTCCCGGCGTCGATCAGTCGAAACACACCCCCCCGGATGCTGATCCGCTTGCTGAAACCACCGCCACCAGACAGGTTTTTGGCCAGCTCACCTAGCGTCGCGCTTTTGGCAAACGCCGGGAGTTGCGTTGGATTGAACGTTACAACTTGCGTGCCCATTTACAGAGCCTCCATTGGTTTTCCAGTGTTGCACACCGCCTGCAGCTCACGCACCATGCGCCGGATCATAGCTTCGTGGCACGTTACAGGCGTCTCTTCGAACGTTGTCAATAGCAAATTCTGGTGTTCTTGATCCCAGAAATACGGTTCAAATTTGAACGTCAACGTGAGCGTATTCTGATCCCACGCTTGCGTCACCATTGCTGCTTTGCCGGGATGCTTGGCGTAGCTGTTGATGTAGCTGATGTGCTCCATCGGTTTTTCTTCCAGCGCTTTCTCCTCGATCAGGTTACCCATCACTTTCCTTTCATGCAGTCCGGCTCGATGAAATCTTTCGGACCGTAGCGTTTGCACATGTCCCGTACTTTTTTCCAGTCCGCTGCGGTCGGTTCATTATCCGGCCTTCGCTTGGCTTCAATACGGTCCCACGCGCGTCCACGTATAAAACCATACGCGAGATGTGTTGCACGTGCTTCCTGTCGTAGAACACCTACTCGATGCTGATGCAGTTCACTCTGAATTGCACCCTTCGTTCTGTTCTCCTCTTTCCTGATGATCGCCGCTTCGGCCATCAAACTCTTGATTTTGACTTTCAGCATTTCGCGGCGGTCGATCACTTTCCACACGTTCTCTTTGTCCCACATGGCAGTCTCCGATTGGTTGAAGGAAGTAGCGAGCGGAAACTGCCAACAGGCGGGTCACGGCATTCACGTCATTTCCTTTTCTCCTTCAAAAATTGTTGGCGCGCCAGGACGGACTCGAACCGTCGCAGTCTGGGATTGAAAGCCCTCAGCTCCCCTTGGACCGGCGCGATCGTGCTGCACTACACAGTTGCATCAAAGCGGCGCGCATTGCGATGATTTCAGCGTCGAACGCATCGAATACTTCTGGGGGTCCTGCCCCGCGCCATTCGTTAGCCTTCTGAATGGCTTTCACCAGCAGTTTGCGCGCCTTTCTAATCTGGTATTCGGTCATGCTTTCCTCACGCTGACTTCGTACGAACTTTCCGAACTCAGGCCGGGTGGCACTTTAGTCGGGTACTCCTTCAGCCACTCCGCCATGGCTTTCTGCGCGATGCGGCGCTCCAGCAGCTCGACGACGCCATTGGCCAGGATGAAGGTCTTCATCGCGTCCCAGTCGTTGGTGAAGTACCGGGTTTTCATCGACATGATGATGGTGCCCTCGGTGGTACGCATCGACGTCACACCGAGCTTTTTCATCTCCTCTTGCAGCGCCTGCCGGACGATCTCCTGCTGACTCTTCAATGCTTCGATCTGTGCGTCGTACTCCTTCTGGATATTGGCGATGGCTTCGCGCATTTTCACATACGCTTTCGCCAGCTTGTCCATGGGAACGTAGGTGTCGTCTTGGCCTGCCATGACTTTCCTCGTGGGGTTAGGTCTTATAGTACAGAACTGTACAGGCCATTTTTCAGGATGTCAAACGTCTTCTGCAAGTACAGCTTTGTACATTGAGATCAACGATTCGTGGTCTTCTAACCGTCGCTCCAGCATCGAGTACATGTGCCGCTCCGCTGGCGATCCCTCCAGGTGAATCACCGTCACTTTGGAGCTGGTCTGTCCCAGGCGGTCGGCGCGGGAGATGCCCTGTTTGTACAGCTCGACCGATGGCACGGGACCCCAATACACCACTGTATCTGCGGCGGTAAGTGTAATCCCATGCGATGCGGCTTGAGGCTGGATCACGATCACGTGCGGATCTGTTTTGGTTTGGAAAGCGTCGATGATTTTGGTTCGCTGCGTTACCGTCACGCCACCGTGAATGGCGTCGTTGCTGACGCCATGCTTGGTGAGATACGTTTGCACCGTATCGATGCTGTGCCTGAAATGCGCGAACACGATGATCTTGCGATTTGTTTCAAGGATTGCCTCCATCAAGACTTTCAATCTCGGAGTGCAGTCGAACTCGACTACTTCATGGTTGTCTGAATATGCCGCGCCTGCGGAGATCTGTAGCAATTTGTTCAACGATGCTGCCGCGTTCACAGCGGTAATAGTCTCCCCCGCAGTATCGAACACCATTTTTTCTTTGATCAAGCGATAGTATTTCTGCTGTTGGGCCGTCAATGGCACTTCCCGCGTCTCGGTGAGGACGGGCGGTAAATCCAAGCACTGTTCCTTGGTGTGGCGGATTGCAGGCTGGAGCGCAGTGAATACGGTAGCCTGGGCGTCCTTGCGCGGCACCCACTTGTACATGGAAGCTTTCAACATCACCTTGTCGCGCCAAGCGCCAAAGAACGTCGGCACAGCGGAGGGATTCACTAGCTTCGCCAAACCATAAGCGTCCACGGGCGATTGCGCCGCTGGGGTCCCCGTCATCATCCACAGCATCGTCTCCGGTTTGATGATGCTTCTTAGTGTTTTCCAGCGTCTAGTCCCAGTAGCTTTTACTGCGTTGGCTTCGTCCGCGATGACCAGATCGAACGTACCGTCCGCCATGATTGTTTCACGAATGATTTCCAAGCCGTCGTAATTGACAATGACGAATTCATACGGGCCTTGGACCAGAGTACGTCGCCGTTCTGCATTACTGTTATGTGCGACACATGCGGTCCGATGAATGATTGAGTGGTGCAGATCTCGCATCCATGCGCTGTGCATGATACTGAGAGGGGAAACAATGAGACAGCGGCGTACTCGACCAATAGACATAAGATAGTCTGCGGCCCAGAGAGCTGATAGCGTTTTACCAGTTCCCGGCTCTCCAAAATTGAACGCGCGGCTATGAAGAGTAAGGAAGGAGGCAACGTCTTTTTGGTGCTTAAAAGGGACGTATCGTCCTGGCCACGTATATTTTTTGAAGATAGGAGATGGCACATCACGGACACCCAAATTTCTAAGGACACGCGCTTCATCGAGTCCCCAGGCAACTGCAATCTCATGAACGCCATCAGCGCCTTTCCCAAGATCCTGGCTGCGCGGGATGATGCTGAACTTGGACGGGTTACGCGTCCGCAGCACCAGGATTTTGTTCTCTACGATTTGCACTTCACACCAATCGGTAGTACGTGGTATTCATTGCGTCGCTGTACCACTCTAGCCAGTGAAGCTCGATCAATCGCTTCGCTATTACCTGCCAGTCCAGATCGAGCGACCAATGCACTATCCAACCTTCGCCATTTTTCGTCAGCCACAGATCTTTGATGGCCGTTGCGTTCATGGCGAAGCACGGTCGGTTTGCGTCGAACGCTTGCGGCATCAACGGCGGATTTGGAGCCTGTTGTGGTACTTGACCAACGGTGTACATTGGCTGTGGTTGCAGTTGCAACGCCGGAAACTGCACCCACGCGTTATGCGTGCCGGTGTTGTCGGTCCACGTCAGATTTCCACCTGTCGTAGTGATCGTCATTTTCTGTACTTCTCCGGGAGAAGGCGGTAATACTGGAGCCCACCGCCCAGCGTTGTGATCTCAAACCAGCGCCGCTCCATCATGCGCTGCATGACAATTTTGTACTCGACGTCCACCTGCTGTCCAGATATCCACCGATCTCCGAAGTGTGCTTCCCAGAGGCTGATGCAGCTGTCTAGATCGAGCTGGTAGCCTGGGTCTTCGATTGACTGTGATTGTGCTGCTTGCTGCGCTTGTTGTGCGTACTGCTGAGGACCGCCAAGCAAGTTACCAAAACCGCCTTGACCGCCTTGTATCCCTTGATAGATTGCGTTTTGCTGATTTTGTATATTCAGTCCCATTCCTGGATTCGGCGGTCCAATTGTGTACGTGGGTTGACCCATACCACCAAGCAAGTTTCCGAGAATACCCATTTCAATTCTCCTAGCGTATTGCCACGAACGTACCATACTGCAACCAGTACACCACTTTTTCGCCCGGTAGCACTTTCAACTCGGGTGCGAATTCCACTACTTTTTTCCCACCAGGGTGGTTGGGAATGCGCCGACCTTTGAGAAAGATCGGCCTGTCACTGGTGTTAGTGACTTCAATCGGTCGCAAATCAGAGATGGTCATGGCGTGTGATGGAGCGGCGCGTTCTCATAATCGCTACTTCGAATGCATCGCGCGCCAACGTCTTTGAGATTGGATCGATGTTCATGTCAGCATCAAGGCGTCGGAAAAATGCTCGCAATTTAGCTTCTATGTGATCGACTTCGCTCAGGTGATCCTGTTGTAGCGACGTCCGCTGTACAAATATAGGTGTTCGATGCTCTTCTTTTGCTACTTCCATAGCTCCTCCGGTAGCAAGCGCCAAACGTCGTTGAAGTGCTCGAACCAACCACGCGTGTTCAAGCGATGAAAAATCGTGGCGTAATCTTTCTCTGGGTGCTCTTCTGGGTTTACTACCCAGGTGTCTCCATGTCTGGTCAGCCACAAACGACCCGCCGAAACCAGATCCACTTCCATTCCTGGACTGCTTGGGCTCAGTACACCGAATACAGGTGTAATGGGCTGAATTGGTCGAAGTCCAGCCGGCGCTTTATTTTGCGTTCGATGCAGCTTTTCGTACTCTGCATATTTTCTCTTGATGTACGCTTCACGACCCTCAGAAAGATCGTCTTCCCAAGGTGGATACTTTTTATCTGCTGTGGTGATGGCCATCAGTCGTACCCTTTCGCGCCCTTACGCCAAGCCCTGTTCACTGCTTTCGCCACCACACGCGTGTTCGCTTCTGTATTCGGACCGCCCTTGCGCAGGGGTTTCTTATGATCCACTTCTGTATTGTCACCTACGGCGGCCTTTCCTTCCCGAATTGCACGCTGCCGAGCGAGGTTGCGCTCTTCGCGCTTCTTAATCTCGCTTGGAGTAGATTCGTATCGCGTCATGTAGGAGATTTTCTCCTTGCTTGATTTCGTCATCGCTGGCTCCTGAATCCCGCAGGGTCTGCATAAAAAGCCCGTGTGCTAGGTAAGGGTAGTACGTTTGTTCAAGCGAGCCGTAGACCCCACGGGGATCAGTGTGCCCAATGCTATAGCGCTCGGTGGCTTTGATTTTGATCACTTTGGTACAGATAAAACGTATAAAAAAGCGGTCAAGGTCGCTACAAAGACTCCGAACGCGCGCAATGCAAGCGCCAGCGGTGGTAAGGGTGGAACGCCCACCGTGAAACGCCGCCGAATTTCGCGTACCGACAGGTGGGTGAACGAGCGGCCTGCGATACGATCGCTTGCCACCCAAAAGGCGCACATAACCCAAAAGCCCGCAGCGAAAATGTTCACGTCACCGTGCCATACAGCAAAGCCAGCCGCTGCCACGGCCAGAGCGCATGCCACTAAAGTCAACATGAGATCGACGCAGAATAGTCACTCATCTCTTGAGTGCAGCCCCAATCGCCTGACGAACTCAGCGGCTCACCTTGTCCAGTCATGTTGATAATTCCGCTGTCCATGGCGTATTGGACTTTGCCGATGCTCAGTATCGTAGCTGCTGGATTGAACACAGCCTGCTGCAGGGCGGTGGCACCAGAGGCGACGTCTTTCGTAAAAGCATACGAAAATGACGGGAACACGGTTTCTAAAAAAGCATTGACGACATTGCCGGAGGCGTAGCCAACACCGAACCACAACGAGACGCGAGCACCGACATAAACGGCTGTCTCCTCGATGGCCGAATACACGCTCAGGTTGCCCACAGGTGCCGTGCGGAACTCAAGGTATATTTCGTAGATTGTCATATCCGGCGTCGGTGCTGGTCCCATCGCGCCGATAGGTCCGATACTTGCCGCTCCTTTAATAACGGCAGCCATCATCGTCGCAGTTCCGCTGGCTTTTTGTGGGCTTGAGACAAATGCCAGCGCAACGTTGGACGGTGCGTACTGTTTGACGGCGAGTGCCGTGGCTTCCTGTCCGAATGCCGCTGCCACCGACGTCAGTCCTTCCGCACCTACATTGGCCGCGATAATTTTGAGAAGTTGCGGACTTGAACCACTCGCGTAGTTGTAGACCGCTGCCACATTGGCAAGTTCATCGACAGTCAGACGACTGACAATTGTCGCGGCGTTGCCTTGGAAGTTCTGCTCGATGATGGTCGCAAACCGTTCATGCACCTGGGCAGGGCTGTCGCCAATGATGAGAGCCGTTTTTGCCACTCCAGTTGGGCTATGCGAAGATCCGCTGGTTAGCGCGCTTGTTGTTAGCGGACTTATTGTGTAACAAAAAGGTGTTACATCACTGTACGCTGGCGTGGTGAAAAGTATCCCCAATACAAATGGACACGCTGCGAGCACTTGTCTACGGGCGACGTTCGCTTCCATTTTTGAGTTCTCCAAACGTGCGTATGAAGGCAGGCATACGCGACCTGTGTGACTTTGTATTTGTTCATTTATGGAACAACGTCATCAGCGAGTTGAATACCATGGTTCCCGCTGCAAAACCGAAGCCGAATAAAAGGCCGGTGAGAGCCCACTGCCACCATTGTAGAGATCCGATCATGGCAACCCTGCCCAGATCTGGATTGCGTCTTCTACAGATTGTTCAAAACCGACTTTTTCTGTGTGATGACCGCCATCCTTATGAATAACGGCAAGAAGATCCCTAGCTTTCCGCACGCGGGCCTCGGCGGCTTGTTTCTGCTCCTCTACTCTCTCGGCTGTTCGCCTCCAAGATGCAGACTCGGTAGTCATACCCTTGACCCGTTCTTCGGTAGCTTCAAGTTGTCGCTCCAACTCCGCCACCCGCGCTCTCAGGTCGGGCGGGGCTGACAAATCAGCAAGTTCATCGATCGCACTGCGCAGTCGTTCTTCCTGTGCTCGCGCGTATTGGCATTTAGCTTCGTCTAATTCGATCGGCTTGACTGCGACATCAGACCAAGCCGCGCAGGTTTCAATGCGAACGGCATGAGCATGTTGCCGCAATGACTTACCAAGCAACACTTCACGCGGCTGATCCGCCACCGGCTCCTGCTGCGGCGCGGGCGGTGCGGCGGCGAGCATGGCGTACCAGATTTTTGAATAAGCTTTCAGCGAATCAAATCTGATTTCGGTGGCTTCCTGCCCAGCCCGCAGCATTTCCAGCGTCGGCTCAACCGGCACTAGCTTCCAATCGCTCATGGCAACCCCGGCATCTGTGAAAGGATGAACACGAACGCAATGAACAGCCCGGTCATGAGCCCAAGCCAGAATGAACTCCAGCTGAAATCTTCAGTAGCTTGTTTGTCCATGGAACTCACAATCCTGGCAAGGACAGTGCTTGCGGCACGTGAAATTCTGAACGGGGTTCCACACGTCGATCACGTGCGCCTGCTGCATGCGCGCCACGCGCTCGCGGTAGTCCTGCCAGTGCTTCAAAGCTGCGTCACGGTGCAGCTCGAAAGGAATGAGCGACCCCCTAACCACAAAGACCAGTGCGGAGCGAACGATGTCGACTTCAAATTTTGTAAAAGCAAGGAGCGACATGAGGACAAGTTGTTCTCGGTCAGGGTAGCGGTCTTTACCTGTCTTCCAATCTCCAACGGTAGCCACACGCGTTGCTGGGTTGACGACCACGAAGTCGATGACCCCTCGGACCCAAACATGTGCATCAAAAAAGTCACACGGCTCCAGATTAACGGTGGCTCCGAGTCGGAGTTCAGCGTAAATATCGCCCTCAATTCGCTTGACCACATCCACAGTCTTTTGTGCGTAAGCAAACTCAGCCGGTAAGGGCGTTTCATGTACAAGCGCTTTTTCCGCCGCCGCATGGAACCGATCGCCATAGTTCTGCTCCTCCGTATCGTCTTTCGGATAGTTCTTCAAGATGCGCAGCTCATGGAACTTGCGCGGGCACAGCTCGAATAGTTTCAATGTTGAATGCGACCAGACGATGGGCTTGGGTTTCATTCCAGGTACTTTAGCGATTGAAACAGTTCTACAAGCCACATCCATAAAATAGCAACGTTGTCTTCATGTTGAAGAAAACTCTTATAGCGCCACAAGTTCACTTCTATTTTTTGAATCATCGGTACAGTGGGATCGTGTAACCGTCCACTTCCGCAGTCTCGCCCATGTCCTTTTTCCCTCTCGCGCTGATCGTCCACCCCTGCGCATTCATCCATGCTGAAGGTTCACCACGTGGGACGCGGTACAGTTCTCCGTCTGCTCTGTCAGCATCGGCGTACCAATTGATGCGTCCATTTTCAGCTACAGCGACTGGTTTTTCCATTCCGAAGCACCTGAATCTTCCAACGCAGCCAGCCGTTGACACGTCTCCATCGTTCGTGCGGTGTTTGCGTCGAGGGTCCTGCATCATTGACGGTGGCTACTTCTTCGATCAGGCTGGAGTACACGACTGCATCAGGGTTGTCATTGAAGAAACACCCCATCGCACAGTGAAGATCACCTCTGTGCAATCGACCGTACGTTAAAGAACGCCGCTGTGCAACAGCTTTGTAGATAAGATACAGAGCTGTATCAGATGGAAGCGCGGGTCGATCATTTACTTTTCCACATTCAGGACGCCGCGTGCTCATAGCCGATCCATCATACGAGTTTCAGGGCCCATGTCGGTTGGACGCTTGCGTGTTTTACTGCTCGGTGGCGGCGGCATCGAGTAGCGCGTACCCAGTACTTTGTGCAGCAGCCACGCGCAGGCAAGTACCGTGGGGAGCATGATCTTGGCGATGAACCACAGTACTTTAGGAGAGGGGATGTCTGTCATCGCGGTTCTCCGTCACGTCTAAGCAGTGCATTGATCTCTGCGCGATCGATGGCTTCCAGTTTCTCTTTCAGTGCCTGGATCTGGGCAGTCAGCAAATCGCGCTGCGGCACCAGCTGAACAAGTTGTCTACACAGCTCATCGCGTTCAGCTTTGTAATCACGCTTCATATCAACCCGTCTTCTTGCAAGCACTTAAAAAGACGACCGAGGTTGCTCCACGCAAATTCTGGATTAACGCTGTACTCCACGAAGTAGTGGTACACGCACAACGCTTTTTTCAAAGGGCTCATAGCAGATCACTTCCTTCAGCAAGACGCTGGTACAGCTCTTCAAAGCTTGCTTCTACGCATGCGAAAAAATTTTCAGTTTGCCCGTTGAAACTACCGCACAACGTACACATGGCTCCGTGCGGTAACGTGCTACACCCCCAGCATTTATTTCTTCGCTCGTCCATAGCTCACGTCGAATCCGCCTTCGGCAGCTAATGGGATTCACTCAAAATTTCTCACTTGCGGCACTTGAAACAATTTTTTTCCGCGCCAGCCCCACCGATACCGTTGGCATAGTGTCACTTTAGATATGCTGAGTTCTCGTGCCCATTCTGAAAGGCATTTTCCTTTGTACATAATGCTGGTGGCTTTGTTAGCGCCCTGTTGTTGGCGTGTGCCCCATACACAGTTAGATGGACTGTACCCTCGGTTGTTGTTTTTACGTTCTAGTGATGCACGTGTAGGCCGGGGTCCCATATCGTGCTGAAAATTTTCAAACGAATTCACCCAGCGTTTGCAAACGGTGATTCCACGTCCACCGTATCGATGGTAATCGCTGTGATTTTTGTTTACACACCGCGTTTTCATTGCAACCCACGCTCTGTATATTTTTGTACCGCGCATTCCATGCGTACGGTGTGCTTCAATTATACGTTCACGTTTGTAGCAGCCGCAAGAAAGAGAAGAACCTTTAACAAGATTTTGCCCTCGTACAAGGCGCCGGGCGCCACAGTCGCAAACACACGACCATAAACTGACGCCCTTTTCTATTTTTTCAAAGTGAACGACTCTCCAACGTCCAAAACGCTTTCTTGTTAAATCAAGTCTTGGCTTTACCGTAGCTCGCATTAAAACCGCCCTCAGCAGCTAAAGGAATTCCAGGCAGATATCGCGGTTCACGCGTCATCTGTTCCAGAACCCATTTCAATCCTTCTTCCGCTTCGCGTTCAGGTGCGACACACACTATCTCATCGTGTGACATATGAACGATGCGGTACCGCTTCTGCACCCTAAGCATACCATCGGCGATGACCAGCCGCGCAACGGCCTGCACGATATTTTCCACCACTTTGGAGCCGTACAGCGCACGCACCCGCTCCAACCCGTACACCCATTTACCAGCGTCGACGCGCAGCTCGTCGTAGCGAATCGCCATGTCATTGGGCAGGAAGATGTGAGATATATGACGCTCAGCTTTGAACGTCAAGCCCTTGAATTCGGTTTCCTTGCCGGGCACTCCCAGACACTCCTTCAGCAGGATGTCGCAGGTTTTCCACAGCTTGGGAACTGCCGTGGCGGTCGCGCGGTAGCGGTCGATGATCATCTTGGTGGCGATGCAGTGGTACAGCATCTCTTCACGCGTGCAGGTGTGTGGGATAGTCAGTGCCACCTCCTTGTTGGGCCTGCCCTTGTATTTGCCCTGCAGGAACGCCTCGGCGTCGTCCACGCTGCCGCCCATGGCCAGGAGGAAATCGCGGTCGTAGCGCTGCGGCGGAGCGCCTTGAAAACCGCCCAGGAGCTGAGCAGCCATATTCGGCCACCCAATTCCGAAACCCGCACCTAAAAGTAAAGACTTACTCGCTTGGCGAAGCAGCGGTGTTTCTTCCTTGGTAACTGGGCGGCCGAAAACCTGTGTTCCGAAAGCTGCGTACGGGTCCGCGCCGGTACGGAAAAGGGCCAGTAGCGCCTCGTAACCCGCGTACCAAGCCAGAATGCGGGGCTCGATCTGGGCTAGGTCGCCAACGAGCAGGACGCAGCCAGGAGGCGCCAGAATGGCCTCGCGCAGGAACGAGCCGCGTTTCAGGTTCTGGGGGTTGATGCCCTGGCGAGCGGCGGCCCAGCGGCCGGTACCAGCGCCGTAATAGTTCAGGGGAATGGGAAGGGAGCCGCGCGACGCTATATCAAGGAACCTTTGGGCTCTTGTACGTTCGAGCGTGCTTTTGACTTTCAGGCGGGCTTGGCAGAGCAGGGCGACTTCTTCCTGGTCGCTATTTAATAGTGCTTGGAATTCGACGTCGGTTTTGGCAAAAGCGGTGGTGAGAGTGCCGTTGGTCTTGCTCTTCTTCATGGGAATTGAAGCGCCCATGGCGGTGAGCAGCAGAGCGAATTTCGGGTTGCTGGCCAGATCAGCTTCAGTGGTATTCGTGCGCTGCAGGATGTCTGCCAGCTTGGCGTCGTCCTCAGCTTTGGCTTTCTCCAACAACGGCACGTCGAGCTGCAGCATTGGGTCGACGTACATCTGCAGCGTGAGATCGATCAGCGCCAGCTCTTTTTTTGGGAAGACCCGCGCTGGCTCGTACGCGTTCATGTACAGATGCGTGAAGATCAGCTCGCACAGATCCACGTCGTGGCAGCAGTACAGCGCCAGCGCTTGCTCCACGGAAGGTTGCAGGATGTGCCCTGCGCCCTTGGTTTGCGTTATCGCATTGCCTTTGGGGGGAAGTCCGAATCGCTCGGCCAGTTTGTTCAGGGAGTTGCCCTGTTCAACGCCGTAGATGGCGCGGGCCATGGAGAGCGAGTCGAAAATGAACTTGGGCTTGCAGCCGTAAGCCCAAGATAGGATGGCGACGTCGAAGGCGGCGTTGTGCGCCAGCACGGCTGTGCTTGACCAGTCGACGGCTTTAAAGAGGAAATCGGGAAGTGCATCATGCGGTATCCAGCGAGTCCCGTTCTCGCCGAATCGTTTCCAGCCGACACCGTACGCATAGAAGCGTGGATCGCGCACGTACTCCTCGGTGGTCATTTTCGAAAGCGTGTAGTCATCGTCCCACACAGTTTCGAAATCCACGACCACGATGTTGATGTCGGCTGGCGTCATTGGTTATTCATTTCCTTTTTTGCGTGGTGCTTACATAAAAAACGGTCGCCTACGTGTACGCTGGCTCGGAATGGACATCGATGCGATTCTGCGTAACATCTTGGAGCAGTGACTCCCTGGCAACGCGCTGCGTCAGGCACGTGTTTATGTCTGTACGGCCCAGGCAGCATGCGAGTCATCGATGTAATTTTTCTTGTCGCTGTTCTTCCTCATCACGCGCGTGAATCTCTCTTAAAGTCTGAAGGCGAGCATTGACTTTCAGCGACGCAATTTTACGCATCAGCTTCCAAGCTTGAGCGCGTTCTTTACGCCGCTCGGTTTCAGCTCTTTCTTTGGTTGGCATTTTTCGGCCACACGCGCTTCGGTTTTTTCGAACTGTCGCTTTGTATCCACAATCCACGTTCAACTTTAATGCCGTCCATTGGCGTTCCCCAACAATCTGGCTGCCAATACACGTGTATCTCATTGTTCATGCCACGGGGCGTATGCCCCAGGTATTCTCCGATCATACGAATCAAATCAGCGCGCGAGTGAGCAGCTGCATAAATGTGCTGGGTACCATCGCCAGCCCAACGACCATTCCAGATTTTCAATGCCATACGACACCGCCTTCCGGGAGGTGCGCCAGCATCTCTTCGTTCATCTTTTGCATCGTCTGCTGAAACATCTCGGTACAGTTCGACGTCAACACGAGTGCTTTCGGCAGCGTCAGGTTTATTGTGAAGACGTTCATCTGGTTATCCGGTGAAGCGATGAGAACCACGACACCGGGGCCTTCGCCTTTTTCAACTTCCACAAGCAGATCTCGTAGCGTGCTGATCGTTTCGCTCAGTTTCATTTCAGCCATAACCGCTGCTCCAAGTACATTAAAAGTTCATCGATGGTTTTTTCACTGACGGTCTTTGCGATGCCTCCGCAGATGTTGATGTCTCTCAGGTTCCGTTCCTGCAGCTCTGTAGCGACGTTCTTGCCTGCTTTGCATTCGATCGCCATGAAAGCTCCTTTAGGCGGCAGACAGACGATGATGTCCGGCACTCCACGCTTGCCGTAGTACGGGTTGGCGACAGGGAAAAAATAGTACGCTCCGATCTTGTTCAGAGCTGTAACTATTTTTGCTTTAACACGTCCTTCGGGGGTCATATCCGTGGCTGTATCCATCTACCAGACTTCGGGCACTGTGACTGTAATCCTCCATCAGCCTAACCACGTTGTCCCAAAGCATTTCAGAACTGTAATACCTTATATTATGAAAATACCCGTTGTGACCAAGCCACGAAGCCCATTGCGCCAATGACCAGCTCATTGCCTCGGCTCCTCTTGAAGAACGATCAGTTCAACAACTGCCCGTATCAGTGCAGTGAGATACGCGCGCTGCCGATCATCGAAGGGAACGATCGATCCGTGAATTGCGAGCGCTCGTTCACTGATCGCTTTGACGAGCACTTCGATGTCTTCATCGGTCATCATCAGCGATACTCCATCCAGTCGGATATCAGTGCGCTTACGTTCTCCCAGAGAACTTCTGGTTGGAAATGATGCCCAGATTTACTAACCCATGTGTTCCAGCTTCGAAGAAGCTGATCAATCGTCATCGTCATAGCCCCTCCTGCGCTTTCAGATACTCCGCATGAACTCGATTGATCAGCATGACGAAGTGCTCGATCATGATTGCTGGCAATGTGATCGACGATGTGTTGTGCTGCCCCACCTGAACGATCTGGAGAAGATCCCCAGTCATTCTAATAGTGGTCGCATCCACTGAGGGGATTTTTTCTTCAGTTGCCACGTTTCACCTCGTATCTGTAGGAGTATTCCGTGCTGCCATACTCCCACCGCTGTCGGCTCCAGTACATCTGCAAATCCAGCGGTGGCGGGAACGACGATTTGTGCCCCAGCATCGTCTCGAATGCGTTGATCAGGAACTGCCTGCATTCATAAGGCGACACCGGGGCGTAACTACGTTTCTTGCCCATGGAGACTCCTATCATTCAACGTCCTGATAGAAATGCGCGTTTAACCACGTAGCGATCTCAGCTCGCGTCGAACCGATTTCCACCGGCTCAACAGCAACTTCGCTTGGATGAACGTCCTGAGCTTTTGCAAAATCACGTCCTAATACAAGCGCGCCACGTTTAGACGTCCCCCAGCGGTAGCACGTACCCTCATACGCATCAGCGAATCTTGCACGCCACAGTTTCATATCCGCAGCCTTCCCGTCAGCGCTTGCACCACCGCCACTGCTTTGGCCTCCGTCAGCTTCATCTGCGTAGTACCGACATGCAGGATGTACTCAATCCAGACGTCTGAATTGGCAGGTGCAGGTGTAGCTGTGCCTTGTTTGACTGCAATCCAACCGACTGGCCCGCTCATGATAGAACCTTCTTTACTCATGGCGAGTAGGTACTGGCTCAAGTTGGCGATAGTCATCTTGTAACCCAGCGCCGTAATGCGCTCCAGCAACTCCCCGCGCTTGACATCATCGTTGCCCAGCGCTTGATGAATGACCAGACGCATTTTTTTACCGCGCTCCTTGGCTACTGCAACCGGATTTTTGCTGTGGCGTAGGGAAGGAGGAGCGTCGGTATCGGCGCCGTTGATCAAAGTGTGCAACAAGCCTTTGCGTCGGAGCTGCTTGGCTTTCACCAGTTCACGCACGTGGTAGTTCATCATGGCTTTGTTGAACCCCAACGCAGCAACTTGCGGTGATGCAAAGATCTGGCCGAACTTCAACGGTTCGTTAGCCGTGGTCAGCGCTGCGGTGATCGCAGCACGGGCCTTGGCTGAGTTGATCTGCCCCTGTTCGCGTGATATGCCTTTGGCGCTCATTGCGTAGCTCCTTCAGGTTTGACGAAAGACTCGGGCTTGCCATTGAGTTTCGGCGTCGTTTTCGGCGTTGCTTTCGACTTCGCTTTCGACTTCGCTTTCGACTTCGCCTTAACCGCGTCCTTCTCCTGCACTTTCGCGCCTGCTGCCGGATCGCGCTTGTAGACGATCTTCATCTCGCGCGGTGTGCGCGTCAAGACTGCATGCAGCGTGCCATACGTGGTGTCGAATACCTCGCATACTTGCGCGCCGTAATGGTCCATCTGCATGTGGCCAACGGCGCACAGGATGGCGCTTTGCGGATAGCGCGCATGGTTCACTTGCAGCACTTCCTTCTTGTGGTCCATGTAAACGGTTCGAATGGGGTTCTTTGGAGCTACCAGATCTTTCTTGGCTGCCATGTTTTACCTCGTGGGATGAATGAGATTAAAAATCTACTTGATGTAGTGCGAGAACACGTACAGTCCATCGGCCCTGTCGTCGCGGAACACGTACACCTGACCGACAGGGTTCACGTCGCGCACGGTGCATGTAACCAGCGTGCCGTCAACGATTGGGGAGGCGATGAATGCAGATGAGTACACCTGCACCTTGTCACCGGCTTTGAGCTTCTTTACTTGTTGTTTGTCCACGTTCATTCCTCGTAGGTCACTTCCGCCAGCACAAGACGTGCTACTTCAGCACGCCCTTG